GCTCATGTCCTGTCATCAGTAATCACTCCCTATCTCCAGGATGCGGGCTATGCTGTACAGCTTCACGTCGCCGGTACCGGCCAGTTTGATCCTCATGTGGTCGCATCTCCGAGGCTTCACCGGGATGGTGACGGTATCTGTGCCGGTCGTTGTGATCGTGCCGGATTCGATCCAGCTGCCGGAGGAATCGTACTCGATATAGAGCTTGATCGTGCCGGAGCATTTCAGGCGGAAGTTGTACCGGTTCACGTACTTCATGTCCGGATAGGCATAGTACAGGATCCCCGTCTCCGCTTCCCAGGCTACACTCTCTTCCAGCGTATTGGCACCGGTCGTGCCGTTCAGCCCCATCAGCTTATTTGCGGCGGTGATGCAGTAGAGCTCATCATCCACAGCGCAGAAGCATTTTGCCTGCAGATCGTCTTCCCGCATCCACAGGCCTTTATCTGTATCAAGCACGAAGAGATGCCAATGGTTATCAGCGTCCTTCATGCTGATGTAATACTTGCTGCCGAAAGCTCCGGCAACAGCGTTGTAGTATTTCAGGTCGCCCAGCTGGTCGGATACTCCCTGCGGGAATCCGCCCTGGTACGCGCATACGTCCGTGCGGCTCTTGTAGTACAGCGTTTCTCCGACGATCTGCAGCGACTTTGCGCTCCCGGACTGCACGCCCCGGCATTCCGTCTCGATGAGCCGGTGGGCTCCTTCAGCGCTGATCACCACGCGGTGGATCCGGTTCTCCTTGAAGAACGTAGGATACCCCAGGAAGTTGATCGCGCCGGTGAAGACTCCGTCGGATCCGACGGATGCAGCCCAGCTGTCCGTACTGACTCCGAGGAACTGATGCCAGTTTCTGAAATCTCCCAGCGCACTGCCATAGATCTCATTCAGGTTCTGCGTGCCGTCGTTTCCGTAGAAGCATCCCCAAAGCCGATTCGAGGCTTCCACTACGAAATCCATAGCCGGGATGTTCCGGTCGATCGTGACTCTGCCGGGTACGGTGGTATCCGCATCGATCACGCCCACGACAACGATCCAGTCACTTTCTTCATTGGCAGCACCGCCGTGGGAATAAATGATCTTCTCGCCGTTCAGGTCGTTTATGGCAGCATTGGTAATGACCACGCCGTCGTAATCGTTCACGTCCAGCGCTCCCTGCGTGGTGAAGGTGATCTTCGTGAATACTTCCATGATCTCGACCCACTGCATCTGCACGGTCGAATACTCATAGTAGGATCCGGTGGAGCTGTCTTCCCAGATCTGTCCGTTCGTAGGAGATACAGGCTCCGTCGGGCTGATCACGCGGGAATCGTACAGCGTACCGTCCGAAGCGCAGGCCTGGTATGTGACATTGGCCTCCTGCCCTTCCTCGGCATTCGCGTAGTGCAGCTCCATGCTGCCGTAATCGGTCTGATCAGCAGTATTGAAGTAGACCTTGTCCGGGAAGATGCAGATGTACGCGCCCATTCCGACGAGCTGCTTCTCGCCTTCGGAGAGCCCGGTCACGCCGGTAGCGGATCCGTTGTAGTACAGGGTGCCATTATCGATGTAGGCCAGCGCATCTTTCTCGATCATGCCCTGGCCCAAAGTCAGGCTCGCCTTTGTTCCGCGCTTGCCCCTGCAGGACATCAGCGGAAAGTAATCGGACGTCAGGTTCTTGGTGTAGTACCACTCGCTGGCATCGATCTTCAGGTTATGGTTATATCCGCGGAATACGTCCGTCACGTCCCTGCTCTGTGCCGCCTGGGTGATCTGAGGGAGGAAAGGCATAGATCCACCTCCCTCAGAAGTGCAGCCGGTTGCTGCGGAACGCCGGAAGAGGGATGTTCTCCCGGTTATACTTGGAGGCATACTGCTGATACGCCGTATTGAACAGCACCATAGAGCTGTTGTATTTGGCGGACTCGTGATTGCTCTCGGCGATCATTGCCTTCAGGTAATTGACGTATACATCCTGGTCATACGGGAAAGGTACGAGCAGCGCGTCGGTCGTGGCCGTATGCCGTGTGTAGGACGCATCCTCGTCGTGCTCGTGCGTGAGGATCAACTCGTCGAAGATCTTACCGTCGAGCTGATCGAGCCATTTGAGTTTCTGTTCGCTGGTGTACTGGTTCGGTTCCAGGTAATCCACCATTGTGATCGCTTCATTGACGGTCATTCGATCTTCTCCCTTCTGACGGTGTTATGCCTGCTGATTCTGGATCCGCTCTTCGACGAGCCTGAAGTATTTCTCGTATGCCTTCTGAGCGCGCTTGTATTCCGCCATGACTTCAGGAGGAACCCACACGGTCTTTCCTTTCGGGATCAGCCAGTTTTTGCCATTGACGCTGATCAGGACGTTGGGATCGTTGTTTCCTTCAGTACGCGGGATATAGAGCTCTACTCGCCCTTCTGTTTTAACTGCTGTTGCTTTTTTGGTTGCCATATAACTGTCTCCTTTTTAGAATAGGGGCCTGTTTCCAGGCCCCCGTTTTGTGGATCGAAAGCTACTGGCGATCAGTTTGCCTCATCCGTGGAAGAGTAGGAGGAAGTGGTCATCGCACGGAGTACGCGTTCCGGATAGAGGATCGTGGCGCCGTTGCTCTCGAACTTATATCCGATCGTGCTGAACTGGTTGAGAGGTCCGCCGATCTCAGACTTATCATGCACGATCATTTCAGCGTTGCCGCCGGCAGGATCGATGATGGCATAGCCATCCTTGCCAAAGAGGTAGGTGGCATATACAGCAATGCCGTCCTTGCCGCCTTCGCCCGGATAAATGACGGTATCATTCGCGATGGTACCGAAGTTTGTGGAGGCGAAGGTGATGGAGTTGGCAGTGTTGTCGGTGACTTCCGCCACAACACCGTTGATCATGATCTCACGACCGATGAGCTCGTCCGCTTCGACCGTGCCGCCGTCGAATGCCACGCTGGTGATGCTGCCGGTGTAGCCGGTGGTGTAGTTGATCGCCAGGGTCGCACTGTCGGAAGCAAGGTCCGCGCCGCGGATGACGGGAGCAAAGGTATCCTCGATGAAGCGGATGCCGTGCAGCTCGCCGATCTCTCCGTTGAACAGCTCTTCAGGAGCCGCATACTTGTGGGCTTCGAGCCAGCCGTTGCTCTGACGGAGATCTTCTGCGACGGACGGATGGATGACAGCATAGTATTTACCGTTGAGTCTGGGAACTTTGTCCTTCTTCAGCTTCGTGGCGAGCTTGTTGACAAATTCCGCAGTCATGCGGCAGTTGTAGGTCGCGTCATCGACGAGGCCGGCCATGCTGGTCGGAGGAGCGCCGACGGCTCCGGTGGCGTTTGTGATCACGTTGGCATACATGACGTTCGTGCCGGTGAACAGAGCATCGCGGATCAGGGCTTCCTGAGTCTCTGCGAGAGAGGCGCCCATCTCTTCGGTGGCTCCGCCGATCACATCGTCGTAGGCCTTATACTCCAGACGATCGGAAACAGAGGTGTAGGTACCGAACTGGTTCACAGTCGCGGTCAGCTTGGTCTGTCCGAACTTCTGGCCGGTGGGGATCACGCCTTCCTGAAGCTGTCCGGCGCGTGCAAACGTGTTCCACTTGCGGAACTCGATGTTCCCGCCGTGGCCCGCAGGCAGCGCAACACGTTTTGCGAACTGAGCAAAGTAGGTTTCTACGCGAGCGTTCTCCAGGAGCTCGGTGTCGTAGAAGTCCTTGATGACGGGTGCGAGGGTGTGAGCGTCGTCGAAAGCAGTGATGCTTCCGGTGTAGGCGTTCACGTAGTTGCCGGTCGCGTTTACAAGGTCGCCGGCTTCAGCAAAAAGCTGCAGGTTCCAAAAAAGTTTCATTCTTTTCTCCTTTAATGTTTCTGTCCGGGAGAAAAGCCCTGAAACTGTAAGGCTATCTCCCGATTGGTTTACCGGTGATTCGCGCCTTTTCGATACGGCGCTCTTCCGGTGTCATCTGACTGTAGAGTTTTGGCTGTGCTTCTACAGCGCCTCTCTGGACAGAACCATTTTCAGCAGGGAGATTCTTGCCTGACTGGATGGAGTTTGATAGCGCCTGTGCGGCCTGCCTGACTGCAGCTTCCTGAGCTGCCTTCAGGATCTCTTCGTGATGGATCGCAGTGTAGGCCTGCTCCAGATTCAATCCTCCACCGGGCATCGTCATGCGTCTGAAACGTGCGTCTCTCATCTCCTCCTCCATATTGAAAGAGGGATATTTCTGTTTCAGCACTTCAGCCTGACGCGTAAGATCATCGAAATGCCTCTGCAGCATTTCATCCCGCGCTGTGGATTCGCGGCGTTTCTCAATCTGTTCGGCCTGCCATACTTTCCTGGCAGTCT